TATCATTCGATAACAGGGTCTCTATAGGAACAAGGGTACGCACTAATGACATTTCTGTCAATAAGGAATCTTTACGGGAATGTCAAGGGAATAGGCGTATTATGTAACATCAAGTGCGCTATATAACGTCGCACATTCGCAGTTATAGACCGTTTATTGTACCTAAGTCTTCGTCGCGCGTTGAGTAGCCTTCTTATGCGCCTCATCCAAGAACAAGTTATCCAGCGTGAAGATACAGTCGTTAAAGATGAATCGTTCAACTGGTAAGTCGTACTGCTCTACGTAAGAATTGATCGCAGCTATATCTATCGCCAAAGGAACACCCTGCTCATATCGCCTAGAACGAGCAATGGTGTTATAGGCTGAAAGAATGGCATTTGCAGTGTAGGAATATTCAGGAGGATCAGGCAATTTTACGCCGAGCGCATCTCTTTGCTTTTTTTCGTGGTCCGTGAGGCCCGCGAACTTGTTGGCATAGTTGTAGAGGGTTGTGACTTTCCCACCACTTCATCCTTATATGCATCAGCTTCTTTCTGCATCTTTTCTGATTCTTTGCGAATGAAGGACCAGATCGAAATGCCTAGATCGCCCATATTGAGAAGCTTCGTCGCATTCTCCGCATTGTAAGGTGGTTCGGTTTTTACTTGCTCATCATCAGCATTCACTTCAACAAATACCACACCTTTCCAATCTTCAATGAGATGACAGGCAGCAGCTTCAAGTAAAAGCTCGTGATAAAGCTTGTCCTCTTTAGAGGCTAATGCCACATCAAACCCTTTAGAAGTGATTTGATTATTTACCCGTTCTAATGCGACTTGGTAAGGCTTATAACTAATTCCACGAATCTTGAACTCAGCTAAAACATTGCCTTCTGCATCTTTATATTCGCGCCACAAACTGACGTCTTTATTTCTTTGAATATTGACTTCAAGAGCCATTTAATTTCTCCAAAAATAAGGCAGCAGTTAAGCTGCCAAATCAGAATTAAGGCGTTACAGGTGCAATCACACGTGTAATGATTGGTGAAACACGGATATGGTTGTAATTGATGTCGATTGTGATTGTGTCTTCACCACCACCATCGGGGTGAGGCGCTTCGGCTACTTCTAGTTGAGGGAACTCAAAGGCATAACCATTGCCGTCTTTATCTTCAATAGAAAAGTTAATAGGCATCGTGTCACGTGTTTTGATGTAGTCGATATAGCCAGCAGATTGAGCCGAGAACATGTATTGAGTGTTCAAGGTAATGTCTACAATCTTTTCGAGATAAGTTGTCGCTGTGAGCTTCTGAGAACCAATACAGCGAATCGCTTCCATGTTGTTGTTGATTGTTAGTTCAAGCGATTGCATACAAGCAGTACCAACCACCGTTTCCCCATTTACTGTTAAGTCGCCAACGTTCAACGCAGATACAAGTACAGTTTCAGGTACTGGAAGAGGATTCACTACAGGATTAGTAGTTGTGCGCTCAAATACTGTACCCATCAAACCAAACGTTGCTGTGATTTTACCAGTAGTCGCAATTGACATCGTGAATTCATTAATGCGAACACCACGATAAATAAAGACTTGGTTGATATCAGAATAAACTTTAATAAATGTAAATGTTTTACGAACATCACCACCAAAGTTTAATACATCACTGGTCCAGTTATTCAAGGCTACACCAGATAAGAAGTCATCGAAGAGACCAACGGATAATTCGACCTCTAAATTCCCCGTAACCTCGGCTTCAGTAGCTACACCACCTTGGCGGAAACGTGTATCTGCAACACTAGTTGAACTTTCAGTTGTAACGTTTTCTGTTAATCCATCTGTAACGCGTCGTATTGTTTTCCACACTGGCGTTGTTGGCAATACTTCAGGTGTTTGTTCCTCTGCACAGTAGAGGCGGACTTTTGAACCACTTGACATGGCTTACTCCTTAATTTTCGGGCATTAAAAAGCCCTCGAATTGAGGGCATGGTTTGTTTATGAAGGGTCACATTTCAAATGCTACCCCTTAGAGGAAGAAGTGAAGGCTGAAGTTCTATTTCTAATTGTGAGATTTCGCTCTCATAGACTGGTTTATCATCACGCCACGCGCGCATATCACGCGCTGAGCAGCTAATATGTTCTTTTCTTGTTTTGTACTCATGGGTGACGTGGTTATAACGTGCCCACTTAGACTGGAATGCTTGGCTTAATTGGTTGGCCATCCACTCAAATGCATCAATGAATTGTTCTTTAATTGCATCAGCTTTCTCACCATTGAAGCCCATTACGAGGAACATAAAGCCCCGTTCAGTCATTTGGTAAAAGCCTGTTTTACGCTTAGTATTTCCTATCTTTTTGTTTTCTAAGGTAAACGCAAAATTGCGCTCACGGAACTTTTTAGAGCACTTCATATTTTTTATTGATCGAAGCACATCAGAGTGTCGTTTCCCAAATGCTTGAGCAACGGCATAACTTGTAGTCTTTGGTTCACCATTATCGTTAGTAACCAAAGCCCGTAAATTCAATGTTGTCATCATGTTCATAAGATTTCCTCTTACTTACTCATGTTCATAGAAAAGAACTGGCAGGCACACTGAACATGAAAAGTGTGCTTTTCGGGGATCAACCTAGCCAGTGTTCGCCTGAAATTCAGGCATAAAAAAACCTGCCGCTAAGGACAGGTTCGTTTAAAAGGTGATTTGGTTTTTTGACTGTTTAATTTTTCAAAAAAGATATACAAATAATTAAAAGAATGAATAATAAAACGATCAAAAATAGGCTTAAGAACCAAACTCTACGCCAATATCTTTGCTCTTTATCCCTTAACTTAGCTGCTGACTTTGCTGAGTGTTCAAAGGCATCTCTAATTATTTGACCAGTTATAGATATATCTTGCTTCACATAATCTAATTCTTGATTGAAATTTCTTTTCATCTCAATTCACCAGATTTGTCGCGTTATTAATTAAGCTTAAGATGGCGAAATGGACCGCAATATTCATTAGCCTGCACTTTTCGAACAATTACTGTTAAGAATTCATTCGTTTTTTTGTTTTCTATTTCTTGGGCAAGATTGTTTGCCTTTTCTTCTGATATGCACACTGCTTCTAATACGTCTTGACCAGAAAGGTTGTGAGCACATGTCTCAACAATCCAAAGGTCTATGACTCCAATTTCTTTTTCATCCATTTCAATTCACCCGATAGCTTATAGAGACATTGTACTGCAAGAAATCACCATTATTACCCAAGTTCTGGACTTGGCCTTGTAGTATCTCTAATTGACCGATTGAGAAATATTCAAAGTGATTTAGCCAAGCATCAGCAAGCTGTGTAATTGCTACTTCATGAGTGTTTAAGCGGGCCATACAGTTAATTGAGATTAGGCCAGTTCGGCGTGTGCAAGGATCATCCCCAATAGCTGCGATAAATGACTGTCCCCATAAAATATTTATGTCACACCAAAGACCATCAGTTGGAACACTAAAATCCTTATTTGGATACTTAATCCGAGTTTGAGCTATTCCAGTAAATGCCATTGCTCTAGTGATTATGGCTTGTTGTGCTTGATCTAGTGTCATTGCCATTTTTAACCACCGTATTTTTGAGCAATATAGTTAAATGTCAGGCCATATACGCCTTGTGGCGCTTGCTTAGAGTAGCCGCCAGTTGTTTTAGGGGTGGAAGGCTTATCTGTGAAGTTGCCATACTCAATTTTATTTCCGTAAGGACTATTAGTTTGAATGTAGACAGTAGAGTAAGGAACTAATCGAGATAAAACACTTGTGCCCTTGCTTATTGTTGAAGCCCCGCCTTTGTCCTTTACAGCTTCACTATAAGCTTGATCTGGTTGGTTAATGCTAACTCTGTGTGAGGCTCGGAAAGCTCCTGTATCAACTGGACTCTGCATCACCACTCCACCCAAAGCATCAATCACAATATCTTTTTGTCGTTTAGTTAGATTGGCTTCAACGGTCTGGATGAAGCTAGAAGGTTTGTTTGTCCAGCCCATAGCGTTACACCTTCCTTAACTGGCAGAACCAACACGAATTTGACGGATCCTGACCATAACTCACAACCCGATAATTCCCGCCTTCAATCACCCAAATGTCATTAACATCTGGATCAACTAAAGTTCCTGCCGCATCCTTCACTTCATTTTGCAATAACACGGCTTTAGAGTCTGTGGCGCGGTAATCTATAGGCTTCACTAAATCCTTTGCCCAGCTTCCAAATAGGACGCCTCTACCGCTATAGACATATTCAATGTAAGTATCTTCACCTGTAGCGGGATTAGAACTAACTAGTTTTTTGCGGGTACAAGTGAATGTATCTACAGCATCTGCAAGCTCATCCTCAGCATCAAACGCAGCCCCAAGTTCTTGCTGAATCTCATCACGCATTCCCATGGCCTACTCCGTAATGACATGTGTGTTGATGTGATACTTCTCGCTAAAGAATGGCTCAAGTAGATCAAGGATGAATTGCATATCACCACTGACTGTTTCTTCTTTTCCAGCAACATAGGTCTTGCTTACTGATGTTCCAGATTGAGCAGATACGGTCTTAGAAGCAACCACACCTTCTTTAGTGGTATATAGCTGCCCTGATGCTGCAAGCTTCGCCAAATACGCACCTGCGGTAAGAATCGCATCTGGCACTTCACCTTCTGGATAGTCTGGTAAATTTCTAGCATTAAGCCACGCATTAGCCTGCATCACAGCAATAACCGGATCACCAGTTCCCCACCAGTCAGGCCCTAGCTTTTGAGTCACACTTTCGACTGTTACATAGTTCATAGCTTAATCCTAAAAATCTAATTAAGAAGGACGGCCCGAAAGCCGCCCTGCTTTAGTTATGCACCACCATTCAGCGGTGCTTCTGGCACAGGAACTGCTACTTCTGGGTCCTTAATGCCATAGTCACCCGCTGTTTTGGCAGGGTCAAACATAGTGCCTGCTGCTAATGTGTCAGTCGCATCATCAGCATATCGGCGGTCAGTTGGGTATTGGTATTTGTAGTCTGGTTGCTTCTCAGCCATGACTGCTCTCCTTAAAGGTTAGTAATTAGGAAGCGGATTGAGGTGTCTTCTGGTTTGGTTACAAGTTCCCAGTTAGCTGCCTTCTGCAAATCAGCCCAAGAAGCGCTTAAAGACTCACGCTCTGTACCACCAGTTAAAGTTTCTTTAGGTGCAATGAAGCTAAAACCTTGCGGATGGATCAACATGTTGCGACGAGTCCAAAGGATCTCATGACCAGCACCATTACCAGTTGATTGAGTCTCTTCAACTTTCAAGTCTTTAGCACCAGGCACAGAGTCATAAGCAAAAGCACGTGGACCAGCCAGAATGGTGATGAATTTAGCATTAGCGCCTGTGCCAATTTGCGTATTGGTATCTGTTTCAATGACTGCGCGCCCGTTGTAAACGGTGATTGGTGGCAAGTTATCACTTGTGGTCACTTGTTCAAGTAATTGCTGCTTACGCATCTTCGCAGCAATACGTGAATGCACAAACATCACACCACGTCCACGTAATGAAGCATTCATTGTGCTTTCCGCATCAATGTAGGCATCTACTGACCAACGTGAAGCATCTGTTGCTGTTGAAGCAGAGATGTCAGTAGTGAATCGCTTGCCGTTCGCATGGTCATAATTACGCAAGCCAATTACTGTTGCTAGAGCACGGTTTTCGGCAGCTTGTTGCCAATACTTATTCAGCATTCCACCAATAAGCTCAAGTGAATTGACCTTCGATAAATACTGCCCAAGAACAGACTCAAGAAAGCCTTCGTTCATATAAGCAACGCGGCCTTGCATTTCACCTGCATCAATAAAGCGAGGCATTGCAATATCAGTCAAAATGGTGTTGCCATAGTTCTGTTCAACATTACCATCCACACCGTTAATGTATGGAACGACGAATGTTGATGAACCACTTGTAAGCAAAGGACGTAAAGATTCATCAGATACGAATGCACCTGACTGCACGAGTGGCGAAACTGCCACAGGATTTGGACGTAGATAAGATAAAACTACGTCACGGTTAAATACTTCTACTAAAGAAGGCATGGAGTTACTCCCAATAATTAATTATTAAAGTCACCATTCGCTACTGCTGCTTGGAACCCTTGAGGGTCATTCTTTTGGAATTCCAAGCGCTCTTGCGTGGTCATTTCACTTGGTTTCTTGGCAGCTCCACCACCCGAACCACCGCCAGAAGCCCCACTTCCTGACGCATTTGAAGCAACAATTAATGGCTTGAATGCCACATTGCCGCGGAACTCTTTTTTGAGGTCATCAATACTTAAAGCACTAGGTTTGCCCTGCGAATCTAGTACACGTACTTTGACCTCACCGTTTTCATCAGTTTCAACTTGAAGACGATTTGTAATATGTGGAAGCAAAACTGCCTCCGAGCCTTTGATTGAAAGCTCACTTGCTAATGCTTGAGCTGTTTGCCCGACAGTTAATTTGTAGACTTGGTCTTGCAATGCTTTGGTAGCTTCTGCATGTTTTGCTTCTGCTTGTTCGAGTTTGGCTTGCCAAGATGCTTCTAATGCAGCTACATCGCCTTTTTTCCGCGCTGCTTCTTCAGCTTCTTTTCGGGCTGCTTCTTCAGCTTCGCGTTGTTTTTGCTGAGCTGTTTTCTTTTCACCAAGAAGTTCTTCAACTTTCTTTTTTAGGCCATCAAGTTCTGAGTTATCTTGCTGCGGCAGACCTTCAACTTTTAAATAAAATGCACCGCCTTTTTCTTCGTAAAGTGCCTTCATTTCATCAGATAAGCCCTCTAGGCTATCGAGTTTGTATTTCATGTTTTGCTCCCTGAGCGGTTTTGCAGTCACAAACTGCGGGCAATAAAAAAGCACCCTTTCGAGTGCTCTAAATAGAATTAGGTTTTACTTTTCAGAAACTGGTTTGCTAGCATCTTCAAGGTTCTTCAATGTGTTGTTCACTGCTTTAGCAGTTCGTCCATACACATCCTTGCCATTTGCTGAATCAACAGGAATCATCACTGTATCTACAGTTGCTGTTACAACAGTGGAAGCCGCTGATACTGTAGCTTTTGTAAGACTTTCAATTATTCCGAACATTTCTTTTCTCACAATAAGAAAAGCACCCGAAGGTGCTAAGGTTTGAATAGGATTTAATTTACTTTTGGGATTTCTGAAGCAACTTGATTGCTTGCCAGATATCATCCGTCAATTCGTCATAAGTGATGCTGTATAGACTTGCCAAAGCTTCATCGACTTTCTGCTTTACGCTTCTGTCATCTGATACTTTTGTGCTGATCACAACATTAATTTGTTTTGGAGTATTCATTTTTTCTAAATCCGAAGTTCGGTTAAAGCCTAAAGCTTTTGCTATTTCAGGTGTCATATTTGAATAAATACAATCTCGATTATCCAGTTCCAAAGGTACTGGGAAAGGAAGCTTCACATATCCACCTATAAGGTCAATCTTCCTCATGATAGCCCCCTTAAGGAAACTGGCTTCGGTCGTTCAAAGCTATAACCAAAAATTGCCATGCATCTTGGGATAATCTTTCGAACAAACGGCAATAGAATAAGATTTGTGCTGAGGACATATTGCGCCTCACTCATGGTAATTTGCTTCATAATCCCAACCTCTTAAACATTTCTTCATCTAGCTTTTTGAGTTCAGCAAGTGTGAATGGCTGACCTGTTAAAGGATCAATAAACTTATCTAGAGAGTATTTACCCTCTTTGAATAGTTTGTATCGAGAAGGCCCAAGCCAAGACTTTTGAAAAGTTTCATCCTGTTTATCAAACCAACCTTTGAAGGTTGTATTTGAATCCACAACACCTATTTCACCCTCGCCATTAACCTTGTTATTAAATGGTCGCTTACCGATAGTTTTACCCTGCCCATCTGTGACAGGTATTAATATGGATCGACAGTTAGGATGTAATGGCGGCACAGGATGAGGCTCATCTTTCTTGTAAACCTTATCCGAATATCCCATGCAGATTTTAGAAGTACGGCTATCAAGTGTCGCAATGAACTTCACATACTCAACACCAATAGCAGTGTACGTTTCATTCAAAGCAACATTAGAAACATGACTACGAGCAGTTCGAACCATTGTAGAAATCTGGTTTCTACTCTGATCAAGCAAGCCGTCTTGGTAATTAAGTGCTTTCTTACCCTTAATCCGCTGCACAATCTGCTGGTTCGTCTGACCTTTAGATAAGCCGTCTCGAATAGTTTGCTCTACCCGAACTTTTGCATCGTCTGCAATCTTCTCGAATAGGTAATCAAGGAGCACACCACCACTTAAAGGCGTTTTCTTTGCCTTGTTGAATAGTGTTTTGCCATTCGGCTCTATTTTGCGATTATCGATGGTTTTAGCTTGATATGTAGCTTCGTATACCGCCAATGCTGTTGCGCTTACTGTGAAGCTCTCAAGCAATCCTGACGCTACACTTGCCTGCCAAGTCTGAACTATTGTTCTAACTTCTTTCAAAGCAGGCGTTGTGTATTGTCCTGCCATGAATGCCGTTTTTTCAGCGTCACTCAAATCGTCTAATAAATCCCTTAACTTTGAAAGCATCTCGTTAGAGATTGAATCAAATTGTGTTAGGAGATTATTGATTTCCGTTGAAGACAGCCGATAAAGATAAGCCTGATGTGATACCAGAGCATCTAGAAGTGCTTGTTGTGACAACTGGACGTTCATTTGTCACTCCTGCAATTTAAACCACCATTGGTCTATTAACTGATTCGCTTTCTATGCGTGTTTGCTCATCCTCAAAGCTTATTTCTGGCACTTTCCCAGTAGTAAGCAACTCATGGAATGTTTCCATACTCATTCGATTAGCAAGCACCATTTCCCAATAGAACTTAAGCGTATCAAGGTCAATCTTGCCTTTAGCAAAGTCTTGCTTGATTGTAAGTTTCGCTTTAGAACCACTTCCATAATATGCAGCACACCATTTAAGGGCATATTCCATAGCCTCGTTGGTATTAGCAACGCACAAAGAAAGGACACTGTACTGAGCTAGCTTTTCATTATTTGACTCGGTGGCAGTCTTATTGGCTTGTTCTGTTTCAAGAATCTTCGCCCCCATTGCCTGCATGTACTTTTCTTTAGCATCCATAGCTTGCTTGGCTAAGGTGCTTTCAGTTACTTGCTTATAGTCAAATGATGAGCCTTTAGGAAGCATTAAAGGATTCTTAGACCCTAAGCGGACTCCTTTTTTCTGCAACCAGTCACGCCAACCTTCATCAAGTTCATTAATAACCGGTTGAGCTTGACCACAGATAAATACCATTTCTTCATAGCTTGCGCTGTTTTGATAATGGGCCAAGTTCATTGTGACAATCGGTTCTAATGGGATCGGGTCAATATTCCAATCATTAGCCAAAGACCCCAAAGGAATAAAAGGGATTTCATTCCATCTTTGGCCTAATGAATTCGTAGGATAGAAGATATTCCCGCCCTTTAATTCACCTGATTGATCAGTATAAATCTGTACGTAGTATTCATTCTTTTCATCAAGGCGAAGTACACGGTAAATATTGATTTCTTTCTTAGAGAACTCATCCTCTGGGTCTTTTTCCGTAGTCTTCTCATGCAAGACAATGAGTTCAGGCTTATAGACCGAACCAACTCGCTTTAGGCTCCAGTTGATAATACTCAACGACTCGTAAAAAACGATTGTTGGTCGAATGCCTAAGCTCTCTGCCTGCTGCACAGACACATTGCCGTCAGTAGTTGGATAATCAACAAATAAACCGCCACGTGCATGTTTAAGTTGACCTTGCAAAGCAGATTGTGCAACTTGGTAAATTGACTTACCTGTACCATCTGCATCGTATTTAAGAAAATCCATTCCATCTGGTTCGAATGTTGGATCCTCTGCAAATACCACGCCCACCATCTTGTTTAATGTGTCTTTAGCAATCTCGTAGAACACAGCACGGGTTAAATAAGCCAAATAATATTGATCATTCTGCGTTAAATCAGACGATACATTGGGTTTAGGTAAATAAAGTTCCCCACGGTCTTTAACTTTGGTGGAACCATCACAGACATCGTCGATAGTTTTCCAACGCTTTTTCATGTCTGCATAAGCTTGATGTTCAGTATTAACTGGCATTAGTAAACCATTCCTATATCTAGTGATCTTGCAGGACGAATAATCGGGAAGCGTTTAGCAAGAGGATATCCGCCAGCATCTCCCACATGGTCCAAGCCTGATTTCTTATCTGGCATTCCAAAATCGTCATAAACTTGCTGCTCAAAAGTTTCTGTGAGTCTTGGACATTTATTTGTATTGACTAAGAGTGTTCGCTCACCATTGCCATTTAAGATCAAAGCATTTACTGCATTAATTCGGTCTTTAATGTTCGGGTTTGTTGAATTTACTTCCACCCTTAAACCTTTCTGTCTCAATATTGCATGATCAGATTCGCTACTCTTTTTCGATGAAGTAGCTTGGCCTGCCGCATCAGGGATAATTGTCATCTCATGGTTTGGGAACTTTTCAATCAAAAGATCAGCCATAGTTGGCGTATCACGAACGCCTACCAGCTCATCTAAAGCTCTTGGCTTGCCATCTCGAATGACATAAACCACAGCAGCCATCTTTAAGACGTTAAAGTCCATACCAATGAGCAAAGCCTCATTAGGTCTAATTTCTTCATCTGTGTGGTTTAAGGTTCGGTCGAAGTCTGGATAAACTGCCCCGCTCGTCAAGTTAACAAACTGCCCTTTTAAGTAGGCTGAAATCAATTGAGGTGGGTAAGACTCAAACAATGATGCAATGTAGTCATCAGGAAGATTGGCTTCATTGTCATAAGTTGAAGCTTGAATCATTCCATATAGAGCGCGCTTAGCATCGCTTTGGTTTGCTTCTTTGACAAATTGCTCATGAGTGAACTTAAAGCCCTCTGGCGTTGTTGCAACATCAATACCGTTCAATAAACCAGCTTGTTTATATCGCATACGAGCAATGATCTTACGCCAAGCTTGTTGAGCCTTGACCTTTGTCATCACATCAAGCTCATCAATCAGCGCATGACCAATCTTAAAACCTACAATAGTGTTGGGCTTTTCCATTGAACGGCAGATAATTGTACTTCGATACTGACGGCCATAGTAAAGATCAACTTCTTTGTTAGATTCATAGATCTTTGTCTTTAATCCCCAATCAAATGCAACTTCATCAATAGTGGGAAAGAAGATGTCACGGATCTGCGGATAGGTCGGCGCGAAGTAGCCCTGGTTGATTTTGGGGAACTCCCACATCCCCTTGCAGATGCCGCCGCAGCCAACCCACGTCTTACCAGAACCGA